ATGTCCTCGACGCCTCGGACCAATTGAACAGCACTCGGGCGGCGAACATGATCTCCATGTTGTTGACGTACTGGCCCATGAGGTCGTAAGACAGCAGGTCGAACGTGCCGAAGTTGTAGAGATGCTGAAGGATGACCTGAGCGTAGACGCCGGCGCCGTGAGCCGTGCTCATGAACGCCGACGTCAGGCGATGAATGCTCATGATGTCGACGATCGAATCGTAGCCGTTACACTTGTTCGTCAGGACGTATTTCTGCTGGCCCGGCTTCAAGTCGAGGAAGAAGTAGCCGCGCTTGTAGGGAATGGAGCTCCTCTTTCTGAGGGTCTGCAGGGCGTTGTCGATGCAGAAGTTAAGCTGCTCTGTCGTTAGCTCGACGTCCACGACCGGATAGCCGAACGACATCTTGATCTGGTTTATGAGCGCCAGCCTCTCGCTGTTCATTCCGTCGGTTCCAAGGCCGAGGCGACCGTATCCAGGCGGACGCTCGACGCCGTCCCCACCCGGGAGCCACTGTCCGACGGTGGCCGCGAGGCTAGTCCATAGGGTGCCGACGTCCGGCGTGACGACGACCGTCTTGGAGCAGCCAAGGTCTCTGGTCTTGATCTCCATATTGCCGTCGGCGTTCAGCTCGGCGTAGGCCACCGGCCCGACGGGGACCCACTGGTCCACCCCGCGAACTCGCTCCCAGCGCTTTACCTGGTTTGACGCGCTGTCGAGCCAGAGCGTTCCAAGGGCTGGAGAGATATCAGAGGTCGAGAACATGACCGGCATCCACAGGACGCCGTTGCGCTGGAATAGCAAGTCCGAGGACGTGTCGTACCAGAAATAGCCGGTTGGAATAAGGGTAGGATCTTGGGTGCTGGACGTTACGGCGGACGGAACCCACGCGGTTCCGGACCAGCTAAACCAGTGCGTCCCGTCAAACCAAACAGAGCCCGGCGTCGGGACTCTCGGGTTGGACGAGGAGATGGTGACCTCGGTAAACGGGTCCAAGGCCTTCCAGACCACGCCGTCCCAAACGCTCACGACCTTCGTCGAGGGGTTGTACCATATAGACCCGACCGGGACGTCCGGACAGGTTAGTGGGTCCACGGGACCTTGCTGGAACGATCCGGCGACCACCCAGGAGTTCGTGACGGCGTCCCAGACGTTCATCTGATCGGTGACGGTGTTCCACCAAAGGTCGCACGACGATCGGTCGGTGGGATCGGTCGGCCAGACGAGAACCGGCAGGGTCGTCCACGCCGGGGACGCGGTGCGTCGCTTCAGGACCTCCGTCACGGGGTTGTACCAGAAGTCTCCAATGGAAACCGCGGTTGGCTCAGAGGCCGATATAACCAGCGCATGCTCCTGATTCCAGGTTCCAGACCAGGTGAAAAGTTTCTGGTTGGTCTCGTCAAACCAGTGGGTCCCGATGGTTGGAGACGACGGGTCGGTGTCCCAGCTTATGGCGAAGGCGGGCTCCCAAAGGGAGAGCGTCGAGTTCCACCTGAAGAGGGTCTTTCTGGCCGTGTCGTACCAGAACGCCCCGCAGGTGGGAATATTGATCGAGGTCGGGTCCGGGATCTGGACGAACGTCGTGAGCTCGCACCAGGCGTTTCCATTCCACTGATAGGCCTTCGCGCCGTCGAACCAGACCTTGCCGCAGGTTGGGTTGTTCGGGGGCGTGGCGCTGCGAACGAAGACGGTGGCCGTCCACGCCGAGCCGTTCCAGGTCGAAAGCGTCTCGGTGGCCGGGTTGTACCACATTCCGCCGACGACGACCGCGGCCGGATCGGTGTCCGAGAATATGGACGGCATCGGGACCTCGGCGGAGCCATCCCATTGAGTCACCGTGGAGGCGCCGACATTGACGTGGATCATGCCGGTGTTTGGCGCCACCGGAGAGCGATAGGGATTCTCGAACTTCGCGAGCTCGACGCTGATCGCGTTCATGAGGTCGGCGTAGGTTCCGGCGTCGGTGCCGTTGATCGTCACCATACGCTTGTCCCCGTTGACCGCGATCTCGAAGGTGTAGTCTCCACCGGGGACGAGGTGCGTTCCGTCGGAGAGATCGACGCCGTACTCGCTTGAGCCGTATTTCTTGAGGCCGATGACCTGAACGCCCGGGAGGTCGGGGGTTAGCTTCGCCGTCGTCTCCTGAGGATAGGCTCGGGCGGGCGTGAAGGCGTAGCGGTACTGCGCGTCCACCGGATAGGCCTGCACGTAGTACGGGGTGTTCGCCTGAAGGTCGGTGACGTCGACGGACGTCGTCGTCTTGTCGTCGTACAGCGCGGCGACGACGAGCTGATCGTTCAGCCGATCGCCGGTGTGAAGGTCTGGATCAACCGACGAGTCCGCCCTATAGATGAACTCATTCTTTGGGACGTCGGAGGTCGTGGCGGGCTGGGTGCCAACCGTGATGACGACGCCATTGTAGACGCCTGATGATCCTGAAGCGCATCCGTTGGCCGGAGCCGGAATGTTCCAGGTTATCTTGCCGGTGGTTGTTCCGGTCTTCTCAAACTTTAAGACGACCGTATTGGTCTCCGCTTGAAGCTGGCCCGGGGTGTCTGGCGCGTTGGCGTAGGGTGATGACACGATTGTCCTCTCCGAAAATAGTTTTACCTATTTATCCGGCGTTTTTTGACAACCAGTCATGAAGTTTCTTTCCTGAAAAGTTTGTCTCGATTGGCTTACCGTCGAGCTCGATCCTGATGGCGATTGGATTGGACTTGCTCTCGTAGAGCCACTTGACGACGATGACGCTAGACGGTTTAAGGTTCACGTCCTTTCTTAGGCCATCCTCGACGATGGGAAACCTAATATACCGGTTGACTCTATACTCTCTGGTGCACACCGGCGGACCGTCGGCCGCCTTGAAGAGGGCCTCTTTTGAGGATAGAAAACTACTGAAAAGCGATGTCTCTTTCATTCTTAATCTTCACCGGATGCGCCGAGGCAAACGTATTTATGACGTGGACATTTCCGGCTCAATAAACCGGATACAACTTTTTTCCTTCTTGTTCCAGTCGCCGCTCCACGAAGGAGGTCATCTGCTGTCGGACGCCGGGCGTGACCTGATTCATTATCTCGGCGAGGGTAACGGAGCCCCGCATAAAGTATATGAGGGCTATAACCGAGGACATGAGGTTTTCACTTTCACGCTGAAGACGGGTGAACATTTCCTGGACTTGCCTGTGCGTCCCGGTCCTCAGCGTTACATAAAAAAATGGAGCGGGTTCAGCGGGATCTCAACCTTTATCTTTTTTCCGCATGACTTACACTTGATCTCCACGTCATAGGATGGACCCCAGTTCGCGGTCTGGTCCACCGCGTCAGACAGGCGCTGGACTAGGTTTCTTGGGAGGACGTTCAGCCATTCCAGGATAAACTCCTTGTCGTCGACGCCGTCGACGTTGTCGATCAGGCTCGCGGTGATGTCGAAGATATGTCGCTTGACCGCCTCAGGAGTCGCCTTCTGATCTCGGGCCTCGGAGGACTTCTGCGACAGGGCTAAAAAGTCCCCGAATCGAATAGGCGACATGGTCACGACCTGCTCATTCTCGAAGGTTAGGACGAACTTTTTGGTTGGGTCAAGCTGTCTGGCGCCTGAGATCATGCTGGTTATGTTGGCGATGTATGAGTGCTCGTCCGGGATTGGCTTGCCGTCGGCGTCCATCTTACACTCGTGGTCGTACGTGATCTGGATCTCGTCGCCGTATGAGACCTTCCTGAGGCATATCATGAGGAAGTCGATGTCCTTGGCGAAGAGGCGCATCGGGTCTAGAACGTCGGGGATGCACCGCGAGAAAACCTCGACGATGGCGGCCCCGGAGAAGAGCATGTCGGGAGACTTCATCTGGAGCTCGTCGATCGTGGTCATGGGCAGGACCCTGACCTCTCCGTCCTTGACGTGGTCGGCTAGCTCTCCGTGGCCGTAGAATACGCCGCGGGACGGTAGCTGGAACGTTTCACCTGGAAAATGGATCCTTTCTAAGAGAGGATTGACTTTCTGGGGCATGATGATCTCCGATAAATATTGGTATGTAATATGCTGCGCGCATTATATTTATAGGGGTAAAAGTGGCCATAGAGCAAGAACTAAGCGGTTTGACAAACGAGCTCAGGGCGCTCGTTATGGCCTTGGAGAGAGGCGGGGCCAGCCATGTAGACCGCGAGACCCAGGAGTTCTATCGCAAGTCGATCGATCACTACAGCGAGAGCGAGACGGCGCAGGATAGGGCCGACAAGTACGCCGCCGACCGAATGAAGAGCTGGAAGGAGCTCATTCGGGTCAACCAGCGGTCGACCGTCATGCTCTCTCGCCTGGCGCAAAACTCGGTCAAGCAGCTCCAGACGCAGATCGAAAGTCTGGAAGACCTCAGCGACATAAAGCACTTGCCGGTCCAATTCGCCAAGCACCTCAAGGCCTTTAGCGAGTCAAAGGACCAGCAAGATAAGGTGTTTGGCGAGCTCATCGGCGAGGTCAAGACCCTCGCGGACGTCTTTCGCGTTCAGGATAAGCTCACCAAGTTCAACGAGTTCGCGGTTAATCTCCGCGGCGTCAAGGAGCAGCTCGTTGGACTGGAGCAGGCCTACGCCGACGGGAAGATTACGCTCGAGGAGCTGGAGGCCGAGCAGGCCAACATGGCCATCGAGACTCAGAAATTAGGAAGGTCCCTCGAGCTCACGGACAAGGATCTGGCCAACTTTGGACTAAATGTTGGGAAACTCACCTCTGATATAGTCAACACGGGCGAGAACCTGGTCAACGTTCAAGTCAGGAACTCTCAAAGATACTCCGATAGCATAAGGGGGAGCCTCGAGTTCGAGGCTAAGTTCTTCAAGGGACTCGCCGCGGTTCTGGGAGGCGTGTCTGGCTTGGGCGCTAACCTGGACGACGTGGCGAAGATGGCCGCCAAGTTTGGTGGAACCATCCAGTGGACGACCGACAGCCTCAAGACCGGCATGTCCCAGAAGGAGCTCATTGAGCTCCAGTCAAGCTATCGCCAGTCAGTGATGGCCCTAGGGGAGGGATTTGAGGGTCACACCAAGATGCTCCTCAGAGACCAGACCGCTCTCTACTCTCACATCGGGTCTGTCGACGGAGTTTCTAGGGCCAACGCGGCCTTCTTGGACCTATCACAGACCATCGGCGGAACGACCGATAAGAGGTCCGTCCTCGGGCTGATGGACATTCAGGGCGCGGCGTTCAAGCGGCTAAACAACACCCTCGGCATAACCATCGAGCAGTTCACCAGCTATAACGAGGAGATGCTGCTCAACGCGGAGGCCCAGGCCGTCTTCTTTAAGACGGACGCCTCGAACCGCGGAAAGTACATGGAGGATCTCTACGCCCAGTTCGCCAAACTAACGACGACCATGGGCATGACGGCCGAGCAGGCCAAGCGAGCGCAGGGGGCGTTCCAGGCCATCGCCGGGAGCACGGCGAAGGAGCGCCTAGCCAAGGGAGCCAAGATGGCCGCGGCCGCCTCGGCGTTGGGAAGAGGTGACCTCAGCGGATACCTGCTCGACGCCATTCGGAAGGGCGAGACAAACACCGAGCGATTCGCCGAGGTTCAAAAGGAGCTAATGGCTCAGCAGAAGGGAATTATCGAAAGGTTCGGCGGCATGGGTCAGGCCGGAGAGTTTTTCACCGACGCCCTGAGAGAGACCACCGACACCAATGACCTTCTTGGCGACAAAGGTCCAATGGTCTCCGCGATCAACCAATTAGGAAAGTCCTCTAACCTAACCAAGGCCACCGAGGCGATCAACGCGGGATTGCCAAGAACCGGAAAGGAATGGATGGAGCCCTACTGGAGGGAGATCTCTCCGATGGTCGGACAGATTCAGGCGTCCATGTCAAACCTGGACGCCACGACCAAGGGAATACTCGGGGCCGCCGTCACCATGGCGGGGATGAAGGCCTGGGGCGGAATAAAGGGCGCCTGGCGAATGGGCGAGAAGGCTCAGGTGGGCGGTGGCCTAGGTCCGGCGGCGGCCGAGGCCGGCGGAAAGCTTAAGGGTGTCGGCAAGATGTTAGGAAAGCGCATTCCGCAGCTGGCCCTGGCCGCGACGATCGCCGAGGGCGGGTATGGTCTCTATCAAGGCGTTTCAGCTGGATTCAGGACCGGAGAGATAGGCGAGGGAATAAAGGGATCCCTCAACGGCTTGTTCGACCTCGTCCCTGGGCACCGAGAGGCGTTGCTCGGTAAGACGCGGGCGGAGACGCTTGACGACATAAACAATAACATAACGCCTGTCATAGCCGACATCAACAGGCACCTCGCCGAAGTCAAGATCCCCGACAACATGAGGATCGAGGACATGACGGCCGAGAGCATAGCTAGGATGACGGACGCCCAATACAACGAGCAGACAAAGCACCTAACGGCGCTGCGGGAGGCCATCGAGAAAAACGGCGATGAGAGCAGGGCGACCAGGTTCCTCCTGGAGGAAATTTCCGCCGTCCAGAAAAAGATGAGCGAGATTGATCGAGCGGCGCTGAAGGTTCAGACCGAAACGGCCACCGCCTCGAAGACCGTCGCGGAGCAAACGAAAGGACGAGACCAGTACCTAAACAATCTGAGATCGGCGTACGAGCGCGGAGAGCTCATGCGTCAGATGAACCAAAACATGAGTCACGTCAACTTCAGAAGATAGCGCCGAGCGGAAACAGCGAAATAGGTGACTATAAATAGGTCTATCAAAAGTTCAATCGTTCCCAAAAGGGCGTTAAATGTCAAAATTTTCCGGTTTCTATAAGGTAGTTGAGAAAAAGCCACTTTCGGCGCAGATGGCCGACAGCCAGGACCTCACCGGCACCGGCGTATTCTCGAACTATAGTTGGTACTCTCGGCTAATAGCCGGAAGCGCCTCGAGACTTTCGCGCTATCGCGAATATGACCTGATGGACAACGACGTTGACATCGCGAGGGCGCTGGACGTGGTCGCCGAGGAGATGACCGGCAACACGACGAAATCAGACGAGCCATTGAAGCTCGACTTCGAGGAAGGAAAGACAGAGAAGCTCGACGTCGGCACGGTTGAGACTGTAAAGGCCGCGCTGTCATACTGGGTTAGGATACATGACTGGGAGAATCGCCTCTTCAGTGTGGCCAGGCAGACCATCAAGTACGGAGACTCTTTCTTCCTAAAGAGGTCGTACACGTCCAAGTGGGAGCACATCCACGCGAAGAACGTCGTCGCCGCCGTGGTCGACGCGGACGACGTCACCAAGGTTCAGGGGTGGCAGGTCAAGAAGGACACCAACAAGTTCTCCGGCACCAATAGCATGTCAAACTTCACGACAGGCACGGGGCAGCAGGCCAATGAGACGGAGGTCCTCCTCGCCGACCAGGTCGTACGATTCACGCTCAACTCTGACATGGCCGAGAGCGCTCCATTCGGAGAGAGCATCCTCAAGTCGGTCTATCGCTCCTATAAGCAAAAGGAGCTCCTGGAGGACGCGCTCATTATCTATCGAATACAGCGCGCGCCGGAGCGCCGGGTGTTCTACATCGACGTCGGTAAGATGCAGCCGCACAAGATCAAGACCTACCTCGAGGGCATCAAGAACGAGATCCGCCAAAAGCGGGTTCCATCATTTCAGGGCGGGCAAAACGAGATCGACAGCGTTTACAACCCGCACTCCATGACGGAGGACTTCTTCCTTGCGGTCCGAGGCGATCAGCGCGGCACGAGGATCGACACCTTGGCGGGAGGGTCGCAGGGCCTCGGTAACCTGGAGGACCTAGACTATTTCATGCGCAAGGTATTTCGCGGACTGCGAATCCCAGAGAGCTACGTGCAGCAAGGCGGAGAGGGCGGGGCGTCGTGGAACGACGGAAAGGTAGGGGTGGCGTACATCCAGGAATTGCGGTTCGCGATGTACATCAAGCGAATGCAGGGCTTCATCGAAAGCGTACTGGACACCGAGTTCAAGGACTTCTTGAAAAAATGCCAAATTTATGTTGAGCCTTCTCTCTTTAGAGTGAGGCTACCGGAGCCATCGAACTTTGGCACTTACCGCCAGCAAGAGCTAGACGCGGCCCTGCTCAACACCTATTCCTCGGCGGATAACATAACCTATCTGTCTAAGCGATTCATCATGAAGAGATACCTCCACCTGGATGACTCGGAGATGGTGGAGAACGAAAAGCTCCTGCGCGAGGAGAAAGGCCTGGCCGCGGGCGGCGGTGCGGCGGACTACCCAATGATATACGGCGGCATGATGCCCGAGGAGGGCGGCGGAATGGAGGGCATGGGCGGAATGTCCGGATTCGGCGGAGAGATGCCCATGGGCGATGTCTTTGGCGGAGAGATGGGAGCCGGGATGCCCGAGGGCGGAGAGCTCCCGGCGGGTGGAGAGGAGCCTGGCGAAGAAATAGCGGCATCACCTCCGGCTGGCTAGTATAAATAAAATCATAGAACTTTTTATATAGTAGTCAAGCGAAAAAATACACGATCTTTAGTCGTGTATTAGTTCATGGCTGTGGAGATATCAGTTCTCGCGGCAACAATACCGCGACCAGAGAGGTCGCCAATAAAAATGGAGAAAACCACCAATGGCAAAGAAAATTAGCGTGAAGCCCGTCAAGTTTGGAAAGGCTGCCGGCGATAAGAAAATGCTTGGCTCGGCCAAGTCCACCCACAATGTCGGCGCCACGCCGAAGAAAGTGAAAAAGATCAAGGAATCGGCAGGCGTGACCTTCATTGAAAAGCGTCGTGAACTGCTGGCGGCGATGTTGGAGTCGATCATCGACGGCGACGACGTTGGCGCGACTCGGGCGCTGAGGGAATACTTCCCGTTGAAGACCCATCAGATCATCATGGAAAAGGATGACGACGACGAGATCGAGGAACGTCCGGAGGACGAGGACATGGACCACGAGGACGCCGAGGCCGATAAGGAAGGCGACCACGAAGAGCCGGATGGAGACGAGGACGAAGACGGCGAGGAGCCCGAAGATGACGACAAGGATGACGATGACGAGGAAGATGACGACAAGGACGATGACGACAAGGATGACGATGACAAGAAGCTCTTCAAGAAATAAGAGCCTCTAAAATGGATTGAGCGGGGGGACCTTCGGGTCCCCCTTTTCATTATATTAAAACCGCCGCCTATAAATATCCATAAACCAAATGGTTATGGAGAATAAAATGAATCACGAACTGTTAGTAGAGTCCTTGATGCCGTCGGAGGCCAATATCATCCAGGAGGCGTCTCAGGACGGTAAGAATCTTTGGCTCAATGGCATATTCATGATGTCCGAGCAGAAAAATCGGAACGGTCGCATATATCCGCTGAGCGAGATATCCGGCGCGGTCAACGCTCTCTCCCAGAAGATCCGCGAGACTCGCGGGGTGATGGGCGAGCTCGACCATCCGTCGTCCCTTCAGATCAACCTGGACCGGGTCTCCCACGTCATCACCGAGGTCCGCATGGAAGGCACCAACGCCGTCGGGAAGATGAAGTTGCTCGACACCCCGATGGGTCAGATCGCGAAGAACATCATCAACGCCGGCGTGGCGATCGGTGTATCGTCTCGCGGCGCCGGAAGCGTAAATGAGAGCGGCCAGGTGTCCGGCTTCAACATCATCACCATCGACATCGTGGCGACCCCCTCCGCCCAGAATGCCTATCCGTCCTCCGTCTACGAGAGCCTCGACATGGCCAAGAACGGAAAGGAGATTATCACCCTCGCCGAGCAGGTGAAGATGGATCCTGAAGCTCAGAGGTTCCTCAAGAAGGAAATCCTGAAGTGGCTGAATGAGGGCCTATTCGCGAAGGCCAAAAGGTAGGACAGGTGGTCGTCCAGAGGCAAGCCCGAGCGGCGGAGATAAAGGCGATAACTCGTCGATGGGACGCCGTTTCTGCGGCTTGGGACGGGATGGAAAGGCCGCCTCTCTCGCGGCTCGAGATACTGGATCGCCGCCAGAATAAGCGAGACGTCGTCGCCTGCCTGGAGGAGCTCATCGACAATGACCTAGAGGAGTTTGCGCGGCCATGAGTGCCCTAGTAATAAAGAAGCGGTTTACAGAACAACGCGAAATTGAGGCCTGGATAAGGAGTAATATCTCGGCGGAGGTCCGAAGGAATGGTTTCATAATAGATCAAAACACCGGAGAGGTATTTTTTGACCCTAAGACTGAAATAATTCTTGGGCAGGCAAGCTGCAACGGCGGAAAAAATGATAAGGTCATCCCGATAAAGTTTGGCGGAATACTTAATAGGTTCATTATCGCCAATTGCCAACTGTCGAGCTTTATTGGGTGTCCGCCAATCGTGAAAGGCATTCTATCCGTCGGCGGAAATTTCTGCCAATCATTCGAGGGTATATCGAAGGAGTGTGGACACTTTATCTATCTGTTTCCGCAAAATCTCAAGACGCTCAGCGGGCTGAACAAATATCTAAAGAAAGCGCGGTCGATAACGACGAGTTCCGGAGTCAAAAGTGGGTGGTTAACGCCGGCGATGATCGAGGGCTGCAAGGAGCTTGAGGTAGTTACGTCGACCGAGACTAATCCGGCGGTAATCAAAAGGGTTAAGCTGGCGGCGGAGATCGTCAACAAGCACCTGGCTGGAAAAAGGGATACCTTGGCCTTGCAGGAGGAATTGATCGATAATGATTTCGAGGAGTTTGCCACGCTATGAAGAATATCATCTTTATAGCGACGATGATGGCCTTCGCGATAAGCTGCGCAAATAGCCGCTCGGAGCTATTCAAGTTTTATACGCCGTACGGGGTCTCCAGAGAGGAGGCGATTTCCGACTATCTCAGCTGCCGGAGAGATAGCGGAAATCTCGAAAAATACAAAAAGTGCATGCTAGATCATGGCTATAAACCGATCAATAATTTATAATCACCTGAAGGTCATTTTGATAACAAAAACAATATGTTAAAAATAACTTTTATGGCCCGCAATTGTTTATTTTAGGTAGTTTATAAATAATCATAAGAAAACCTTCCGATTAAATTTTTAGGAGACTTACAATGGATGAGTTGTTGAAGAAACTGCTCGACGCGAATATCCTCTCCGAGGACACCAAGAGCGAGCTCGAAGTTGCCATCAAGGCGCAGGTGACCGAAGCTGTAGCTCAGGCCGTTGCGGTCGCCGAGGCCGACACGAAGGCCGAACTGACCGAGCGTTGGCTGTCTGAAAGGGACGCGATGATCCAGGCCATCGACACCAAGGTTGACGGCATGCTGGTCGACGAGATCGCCGAGCTGAAAGAGGACATCGAGCGTTTCCGCGACCTCGAGGCCGAATACTCAAAGAAGCTGGTCGAGGCGAAGGCGGCCATGAAGGACGAGCTGAAGAGCGATCTTCGCGAACTCGTCGAAAAAATTGACACGTTCCTGGAACTTCGCCTGAAGGCGGAGATCGAGGAGCTTAAGGAAGACATCACGACCGTTCGCCAAAACGACTTCGGTCGTCGTATCTTCGAATCGTTCTCGGAAGAGTTCATGCGCAACTACGTCGACGAAGAGGGTGTTGGTATCTCCATGAAGGAGCAAGAGGCACGCCTTTTAGAGACCGCAGAGGCGCTCGAGGCCGCCGAGGCTCGCATCGAAGAGCTGGAAAGGTCCATAAAGATGGAAAAAGTACTCTCGCCGCTCAGCGGACGTCAGAGGGAGGTCATGGAGGCCATCCTGAAGAACGTCAAGACCGAGCAGCTTGAGGAAGGCTATAAGACTTTTATCGGCCGCGTCATTCGTGAAGGCGCCGATAATGGCCGTTCAGAGAAGGAAAATAAAGTACTAGCTGAAAGCAAAGTCGAGAGGCCGCTGAAGACCGCCACCATAACCGGTGACAACAAGGAGCTTCTCGAAAGTGAAAAGAGGCAGACCACGAAGTCTGACGTCAGCGAATGGCGTAAGCTCGCAGGACTGTAAGAGACTTTCAAAACCTTTCAACTAGTAACTGAGGAAACTAAAATGGAAAATCTATTTGAGAACTGGGGCGAAGTTAAGGGCGCCCTTCTGGAAGGCCTCACGCCGTCCAAGCAACAGATCGTTGCAACCCTTTTGGAAAACCAGAAGGATCATATCCTGAAAGAAACCGCCGCCGCCGGAGCCGTTCAGGCCCACGACATCGCCGGCTTCCGGAAGATCATGATCCCGATGATCCGTCGTATCATTCCTGGCACCATCGGCACCGAGCTCGTTGGCGTTCAGCCGATGACCGGCCCTGTTGGCCTGGTTTACTCCCTGCGCTATCGCTACGCCGAGGCCGTCAACGGTCCTGCCGGCCAGTGGGGCGGCGACATCAACATCGCGGCCGGCGACGAAGCCTTCGGTAACGCGAAGCCGATTCGTGGTTTCTACTCCGGCAGCACCGGCTCGGCTCAGCCTGCAGGCGCTGGCGGTATCGGCGACGCTGGAACCGACGGAACCTCCGAGCCGATCGCGATCTCCGGCGCTGGAACCGGTCTCGCATGGCCGTCAAGCTTGAACTCAGGCGCTACCCCGGGCTGGCCGCACGCCAACACCCCGGCGATCACCCCGCCGTTTGGTGGCTCTCTCCATGGTGGTTCTGGTTCCTTCATCGAAGGCTCCGGCGGCCGTAAGATGACCCTCGACATCGTGTCGCAGGCCGTTGAGGCCGGCAGCCGCAAGCTGCAGGCTGGCTGGACCATCGAGGCGATGCAGGACCTGCAGAGCCAGCATGGCATGGACCTCGAGGCGGAAATGACCAAGGCCCTTTCCACCGAGATCATCCAGGAAATCGACTACGAAATCATCAGCGACCTTCGCGCTCTGGCCGGCACCATCGACACGTTCGATGCTGCAGGCGCTGGCGCCTATGGTACCGGCGGTAACTACACCCCGACCTTCATCGGTGATCGTCTCGCCAACCTCGGCATCATCATCAACCGCGTCGCAAACGAAATCGGACGCAAGACCCGTAAGGGCGCCGCGAACTGGCTGGTTTGCTCCCCGATGATGGTTACCGTTCTTCAGGCCGCCGCGAAGTCCGTATGGGCCCCGGCCGTTGAGGGTTCCTTCAAGTCTCCGACCAACACCTTCTTGGCCGGTACGCTGAACGGCACCATCAAGGTCTACAGCTACCTGTGGAACCAGGCTGGAGCCGGCGTTGATCTGAGCGTTCCTGGCGTTCGCGCCGACGACCTGATCCTTGGCTACAAGGGCGGCAGCTCCGAGACGGACGCAGGATACTTCTATTGCCCGTACATCCCGCTGATGTCCTCTGGCGTCATCGTGAACCCGGTCACCTTCCAGCCCGTCGTCAGCCTGATGACCCGTTACGGCAAGGCGGTATTCACCAACACCGCCACGTCTTTGGGCAACAGCGCGGACTACTACGGTAAGATCACCGTGAATAACCTCGACCTGGCGTAATCGGTCGAGTCGATCTTCGGATCAAAGAAGGGGACCTTCGGGTCCCCTTTTTATATAGTAGTCAAGCGAAAAAATACACGATCTTTAGTCGTGTATTAGTTCATTTGCGTCGAAAAGCAAAAACGCGATTACCGCAGTCGAATATGCGATTATAGCCGTTGGCGCGCATGTTTTCGACCTCTGTCATGCCCGGGTCAAATGACTCGAGTATTTTTGGAAGTCGGTGCTTTTGAAATAGGTTGCGGCTCTTTAGGTCTAACGAATCGCCCCTAAAATAGAAAAAGTTTGGACCCGATGGCTTCATTTCCGTAAACCCAAGGGAGCGATATAGTCCTCCGGTTGAATACCTACGATCCGCGTATGAAATAATCGTTTTTGGTTGATGCAGATCAAGAAAGTATGAAAATAGCTTGCCGGCGCCGCCGATAACATTAAGATTTAGCTCAGAGCTATATCGAAGCAGCTCCCATTCGTATTGACGGTTGAAGCGCGGCCGACCAAAGGTCATGCACGCGATCAATACGCCATTATGAAAAAGACCAAGTCTAGCCGACGCGTTTACGTATCCTTGGATGTGAGTTTTTTCTAGAAAGGCCCTGGCGGTGGGCGATGATATTTGGCGAACCTCACAGCGCCGTGCCCCAACTCGGTCGTTCACTCCCAGGATCGATTTTATCCGAGACAGCACGATCGGTCGTTTTAGCTCCCACTCATTTTCCCAGACATGGACGAGCTGAAACCCTTTAGACTCGCAGGCCAGTGTCTTGTCTAGGTGGTAGTTTTTTGATTTACCCGCCAGCTCGCTGTGCCAGTAAATCCCGTCAAACTCGATGGCCACCTTTCGTGAAGGAACTAAAATATCCAGTTCGTGCGGGGATATCAAGGATCGGTCATTCTTTATCGCGGTGTGATCTATTGAGCGAACAAAGTCAAACAGGTCGCCGTGACCTTTGGAGGTGGCAAACCGCTTTGGCCTGATGCCAAATACGGCGCATCGATTCAATATCGTGGTTTTATTCACTCCCAGCTCTTGGGCGATCTGTGATATAGATTTTTCCTTTTCGCAATGCTCTCGCCGCAACCAACTCGGATCGTTAATCAGCGCAAGGGATTCGGGCGGAATCTGGGCCGTCCAATAGTGGTCGAAGCCCATCGCGTCGATCATGGTTTTCGATCGAGCCGCTATGGACTCAGGCGTCTTGAAGTGATGGTCGACGCCGCGCTTCGCGATGGCGTTTTTACGCTTGATCTCTTGAATGGCCGCGGACTTAGATGAATGGTCTACGCCATACCTATCGATCAGGGTCTGGCTTATGGCGAGCTTAATCTCCTGTGACTGAAACGGATTGTCGACGCCGTATTTTGCCCGGAACGTCTCTTTCTTTTTAGCCATCTCCGATGGATTCCGGCGAGCGCAGGCCACCGAGCAGGCGGTCCTAAAACGCCCAGCTCTCTTATCGAAGCGAACTTGATTCTTGCCACAAACCTGGCAGACCATCGGGCTGCGCGTGTCGTTTAAGATATACCAGCACCGCTCTTTTATTTCGGCGGTTGAATCTAAAAACGCCGTGGCGGACCAAACTCGGCCTTTTAGTTCAGAATACACCGAGAGCTTGGCCAGACGCCTTCGGGTGGCCTCGCTAAACAACGTCGTCGCCGCCGATATATCGAGTGGAGAGTATTGATCCATCAATCACTTATCGGCGTGAAATCGCATGAACGTCCACCAGTACCACAAGCCGCCAAACAGAGCGCCGGCGACGTGGGTGATATAGCCGACGTGCTGATCGCCGTAGCCGGCAAGACCCGCGACCTGACGATATATCCACGCCGCGATCCATAAGAGCGCTATGACACGCAGAACGCTGAGCGGGTCACCGCGGTATTGCCAAGACCTCATGACAAAAACACCGAGCAGGCCGGCCACCGCTCCTGACGCTCCCACAAGCGGAGAGAGCGCGAGCTCCGTTGGGGCAAAGACTATGAATCCCAGAACCCCGGCGAGGCCTGATAGAAAGTAAACGGCCAGGAACCGCCTAAGTCCTAGGACCGGCTCAAGTAAAAATCCAAGCAGTAACAGCCAGGCGGTGTTGTTTGCCACGTGCGAGAAACTGCCGTGAATGAACATGTGGGTGAAGAGCGAGAGTAACTCCCGAAACACCGAAATTGGGGTCGACATGATGATCGCGTATGGGACGACTCCCCAATATCTGACCATGTAATTTGAAAGTTCTTCGCCGCCGAGCAGGCCGGCAAAGTAAACGGCCCAGCACGTGAAGATCAGGGCCATGGTCGCCGGGATAGCGGTGGTGGAGACCCAACGATGTGTCTTAGGTTGTTGATCGGTAAACATTCTAGGGGGCCTCATTGATGGATAACGATATTAGCTATATTATATCTCGATTAGCCTCGGCTGT